TAGGCTTTGGTCAGGTGTGCGTGCAATTCGCGGTCGAGATTCAGGCCTTGTTCGAGGGCAGCGATGTGGTTAATCACGAACGCCATTTTGCCTTCGGCAACGCCTGCCTCTTGGCAGAAAGGTTCCATTTCTGCCCGGACCGTTGTTTTGTCATACACGTGGTCACCTGGTTTGAGCTTTTCCTTGAACTCCACTGGGAAATTCGATGGCCAAAGCTCGCCCATGAAAAAGTGCGCACCAGCACGGTGCAGTTCCAGCTTCGTTGCGAGTGGTAGCGAACCTCTCGCGCCGTCCGGGACATAGCGCTTCGTCTTATTAATCCTGAGACTAATTGAGTAAGCGGCTGCAGCTGCAGTCATGCGGGCCAATCGATCCTTTGCTTCTTTATCGGTTCGAGGTGGGTCCACAATGTTTTCCTCTGCTATGTCTTCGAGCGACGTTGCTGGGCCAATGTCGGCTGCATCGTTGTCGTCATGCTGTGGCGGAGCCGGTGTTGCAGACGGGGTTGCTTCAGGGTTAGAGTCACAAACCACCGGTACGTCGGGCTTCAGTCCGAAGAACTGTTCGTCCGCATGCCAGCAAAGTGGAAAGGCCATGAGCTCTTCCAAGTTGGTAGCAGCGGAACAATGTTCCTCGAGAAAGTCGAGACGGAATCCGGGTAGCTGGACTGCGAGCAAGTCCTCCATCCACTCCTGCCGTTCATTTGGATACTGTTCTGCCGGGTCAGGGTACTCTTTGGTCCACCATGACTCAGTGCCTGCGACACGCTCCCCAATGACCACTGCAATTTCTAGGCGGTCGAGCGCGTCACACACAACTTTGAATACTGGTGTGTTCCGGTCAGTGAGCGATAGAGACTTCCACTTCTGGTAAAATTTCTCCTCCGCTGGTGCATCCTTCACAGTTGACATATGAACTTTGCCAAGTGCGCGGCGTATGTCGACGCATGAGGTAGGGTCTCCCTCCCACACGTCTGGACCATAGTATCTGGCCAGGAAATTGACGCCAAGTGAACCTCGCTGCAGGAAGTTAGGTTTTGCGACCATGCCAATTGACTTGCATGCTCTGACAACATACTCGTCTGACAGGTCACCTGCAGTTGAGTCATCGCCCCCGGCGATGCACTTGGCGACGAGTTCTTCCCAGGCTTTCTCCCATGGATTTAGTTCGCCGCGGTCGCGGAATAAGTAGGCATAGCCAAGAAAGATCATGAAGATACAAACCAGTGTGTTTAGCACTGAAGTCTCAGGTGAACCTGAGGCTCTTGACTCGCCTTGGCGAAAACGCACGCCCGTCCGCGT